CTAAGGTTGCAGAAAGCTCCACTAACCCGTCAAATGATATGGTGTCTTGGATCACCTCCACCTACAACACAGGCTGGATGAATGGCGACATCAAACTAGCTACGCTGTCTGACACAGATGCTACGAATGTGACTGGCACTGAGTTGGCGACAGTATCATCAGGAACTACTGATGGAAATGCAGTATGGTCTTTAAATAGTGCTACTCAAGCTGTAGTATCTGGATTCACAGCGCTATCATATGCTGATGGTATTAACTCTAACCTAACAATAGGTAAGACTTACACCATAACGCTTACTGTTTCTAATTATTCTGGATCTGGAGCTATGGGCTTTGGTGCTCTAAATGGCGTAGGGTCTGACGTAAGGCTTTCTGCAAACGGTACAGTATCTTCTACATTTGTAGCGACAGGAACTAACCTACAACTATTTACACTTGGGGGCTTAGGTACGATGGACATTACCATCCGCCTAGCCGAAGAAGACCGCAGTGTAAACGGTAACGGCCTCCAAGTATTCGGTACTGTCACTAAGACTGCTGTAGCTACTGGGGCTGATCTGGTGGCTTATGGGCCGTTTGGAACTACAACGTATATACAACAGCCGTATAACAGTGATTTGGACTTTGGCACAGGGGACTTTTGCATCAATGTGTGGGCAAAAGGAGGTGCTGATGCACAAGCTATCTTATGTAGGGAAACAGCTATAGATTTAGCTGGAGCACCTGCACTACTACTTTTCTTAAATAGCGGAACGTATTGGGCATATATTCGTGGTCAGGTAAACGATTGGATTAGTTACAATACAGGTGTAGCTTATTCTGATAATTGGGCAATGCTAACCTTTACTCGCACTAACGGATTTATAAAAGTTTATGTGAATGGAGAATTAAAGTCTTCAGGTGCTAACGTAGATGACGTATCCGCTACAGACGCTGTTCTTAGAATAGGTAAACGCTACGCTCACTCTGCACAGAGTTATACAGGCGATGCGGCTCTAGTACGTATCTCAGCAACAGCCCCTACAGCAGAACAGATTGCCAAGATCTACGAAGATGAGCGCCCATTATTCATGGAAGGTGCTCAGGCTACGCTATACGGCTCATCAGACGCTGTCACTGCACTCGCTTACGATGACACTACTGATCTACTACACGTTGGTACTTCAGCAGGTCGTAGCGACTTCTCAGGTCTACGTAGAGTGGGTAATACAACGGATGCTGTTGGCACTGCTATCAGCGCATCTAACGGTCTAATCGTAGAGGAATAAGACATGACAGTTAAAGTAACAAAACCTGCTCTTAACCTCCGTGAGGAACTGAGCAGTCTTAAGAAGCCTAGTGGTGTTGCTGGTGAAGCAATGCTACGGGCTGAGACACCACAAGAGCAACAAGAGCTGTTGGGTGTAGGTCGTAAGAATGCAATCATCAACGGTCAATACGACATTTGGCAACGTGGTACTACAGTTACAGCAGGTACTGGGTCAGCTTATTTTGCAGATCGCTGGACGGGCTATAGCGGTGCTACAGGCCGAGAGTACAGCCAAGACCTGACTGAATGTCTAAAGATTGGCTTCCGTAGTGGAGCTAAGTTGGTGGCTGGTGGAGGTAGTGGCCCCTCGTACTACCAAAAGATTGAGGATGTACGCACCTTTGCAGGTAAGACAGTAACCCTTTCTTTCTGGCTTAAAGCAGACCAAAACCATACCCCTAACTGGCAGAAGCTACAACAGCAGTTTGGCAGTGGTGGTAGTGCAGGAGTAGATATTCCTGTTGGTAATCTTGGCGAAGTAACTACAGAGTGGAAGAAATTTGTAGTTACTGTAAATCTTCCATCGGTTGAAGGTAAGACTATTGGCTCAAACAACTTGCTTCTAGTATATCCATTCCTATTAACTGGAGGACGTACTTACTGGACTACGGGCTGGCAACTAGAACTAGGAAGCGTAGCAACTCCATTTGAACACCGTAGCTATGGTGAAGAGTTGGCGTTGTGTCAGAGGTACTATCATCAGATTAACTATGCTTCAACAGGTAGGGATATTTGTAATGGGGCGGCTTACAATAGTAGTTATGTATACGGTGTTTACCAATACCCTGTACCTATGCGTACAGCCCCTACAATGTCATCTAACACAACTGCGTTTACTTTGAATGGTAATGCTAGTGGCCCTACATCTACTGCTATAACTATAGAAGAAGTGGGTAATTATAGCTGTCAGATTAAGTTCACAGTAGCAGTAACTCAAGGATATGCGTACTGGGCAAAAATGAAATTATCTACAGACTACATAGCCTTTGACGCAGAACTTTAAGGAGAAGAGACAATGTATAAACTAACAGAGTCAGCAATCCTTAAGTCTGACGAGAACCTAAGCATCCCACTAAACCCTGCTAACCGTCACTATCAACAGTTCCTACAGGATGTTATTGATGGTGCAGAAGTTGAAGGTGAAGATGTAGTTGAACCAAGCTATGCAGAACTACGTGCGGCTGAATACCCTGACATGGCTACACAGCTAGATATGCAATACTGGGATAACATCAACGGCACTACTGTATGGCAATCTACTATTGATGCTATCAAGGCTAAGTATCCTAAGACGATTACTGGTGGTGTTACAGTCGCTGATGTCCCTTCATGGGTACAAGAGGAAGCTGATGCTAAACTCTTCGCTCAACAGCTAAGTGCATACAAACAAGCTGTAGCTCGCCTAGAGCAGTATGTACTAGCTGATGGTCGTGAAGAAGTACGCTCGTTAGAACCTACAGGTGAGCAGGTATTCAACGAAGAGACTGGTGAGATGGAAGCTGTAATGGCTGAAGTAGTCACTGTCACTGCTATTGAGCCACTAGAGCCTACAGTAGAACGCACAGTGTACTCTGATGGCATGGATGCTGAACCGACTGTAGAGACTATTGAGAACCCTCTAATCACTCAGGATAACCTTGAGCGAGCTGAGGCACAGGCAGTAGTCGATGATACTCCACAGGAGGTCAAAGATGCCTTATCAATTTGATGAGCACCAGTCGTCTCAGAACACATACTTCGATATAGCTCGCGGTCACTACTCAAACGTAGAGGCCGTTAATCTATTCGGCTTCAACGAAACCATTGGCACCGATTACGAGACGATAGCGAATGACGGTGGTGGTATTGAGCCAGTGCCGTCTAGTGCCGTTCAGATGGATTTAGTATCTACTGCGGCTGATACTATGGCTGTATATATAAAAGGCTTAGACGCTGATTATAACGTGCTAGAAGAGATCATTACTCTGACAGGTACAACGCCAGTGACAACCACTAGCTCGTTCCTACGCATTAACACGGCTCAGATCATGTCTGGCACTAATGCAGGTAATATCTCCATCTCTAATGGCGGCACCGAATATGCTTACATTGGTGCGGGTATTGGTGTTACTCAATCTCTATCTTATACGGTCCCTGCTAACTCTAAGCTATACATCAATTCAGTTAGTTTCACCTCTGGTACGGTAAACCCTAATAAGTATTTGATTGGTCGTGCCCACCTAACTACTGCGACTGGTGCTAATCTAAATTTCTGGGAATCGACTTGGGCTGTGGGTGTGCTACAATTTAACGTACCTGTACCGTTCGTTGTGCCTGAGAAGTGTGACTTCCAGCTTCAGGCTAAGTCATCGAGCAGTGAAAATGAGATCAGCGCATATGTAAACGCGCACCTAGTGGTGGATGAGTAATGGACACAGATCAGCGTTTCGATCGTTTAGAGCAGAAGATAGATAAGCTAACTGATGCTGTTACCAAGATCGTGCGCGTAGAGGAGCAGATGATTAGCTCTAACCGTCGTCTTGATAATGTCGAACAGCGCGTTGAAAAGGCTGAGGTTGATATTGATGGCCTCGCCAAGATCGTTCGAGATAATTCAGGTGTGGCTCGATTTGCTGATAGACTGTTCTGGCTGATTTTAGCTGGCGGTGTAAGTTTTGTATTCTGGTTGGCTAAGTGATGTTCAGCGTATTAGGTAAAATCTTCGGCTCAGGTGATGTTATTTCTAAAGGCATTGACCTGATCGACTCAATGCACACTTCGACTGAAGAAGAGATTGCCGCTAAGACAAAAGCTAAGACTGACTTATTAGCGTCATACGCTCCGTTTAAACTTGCCCAACGATACCTAGCTATCATGTTTGCCGTTTGCTTCCTCGGTACGTTCGTATTGGTTATGGGTATGACTCTATGGGGTCAGGGTGATATTGAAGCCGTTAAGCAAGTTCTAGGTGATTTCTACATTGGTGAGATCATGCTGACCATCGTGGCGTTCTACTTTGGAGGCGGTGCGTTTGAAGGCGTAATGGAGAAACGGAAGAAATGAAGATCAGTGAACATTTTACCCGTGAAGAGTTTGCTTGTAAGTGTAACAACTGCAATCAGGATACCGTTGATTCAGAGCTATTAAAGATTCTGGAGCACGTTAGAAATCACTTCGATAAGCCAGTCATTATAAACTCAGCAAACCGTTGCCCAGCTTATAACGCTGAAATCGGAGGCTCACCTAAATCCCAACACCAGTACAGTAGAGCCGCTGATATTGTTGTTATGGGTCACTCACCAGCAGAAGTCCAAGAGCTACTAGAATCCTTTATGAAAGGTTGGGGTGGTATTGGATCATATGAGACGTTTACTCATGTAGATACTCGCAGTAACGGCCCTGCTCGCTGGAAGGGCTAAACCAAAGACGGAGGACGGTGATGTCCCTTGATCCGCGCATTCTCGATCTGATCGATCAAAACACCCGACAATACGAAGTATGTAAATTAGCCGCGCAAGGCTTAACCAATGCTGAGATAGCTGAAAAGCTAGGCATAGGTAAGTCGTATGTTAGCAGTGCTAAGACTAAAGCCAAGAAGTATGCCGCCAAGCGTGGCTATGCCCCCGAGCACGATATGAGCCATCCCACAGCGGATGGTTTTGTCGTTAAAGGGGTATCTACTCTTTACGGTGATGATGGTCAGGTTAAGCAACAATGGGTTAAGACTAATATTGACCTAGAATCCCAAATTGAGACGTTCCGTGAAGCCATCCAAAATGTTGTACAAGATTACGTACAAGTTGCAGATGTTATACATGAACCAAAGACTGATCTTGATACAGATGTCATACCTTGGTTTAACATCGGAGATGGCCATTTAGGGATGCTTGCGTTCGACCATGAGGTTGGACACAACTTTGACCTTAAAATCGCTAGGAGCGAGCTTATAGAGGCTCTCAGTGTGCTTATTGATCGCGCACCATCCTGTGAGCGTTGTGTTATCCAAGATATGGGTGATATGACACACTATCAAGACTTCTCAGCGCAAACTGAATCAGGTCACATCCTAGACTTCGACACACGCTACCCTAAGATGATTGAGACATACCACCATGTTATGCGATCGATCATTGAGAAGGCGCTAGCCAAGTTCAAGTACGTTGATGTCATCATCAATCAGGGCAACCACAGCCGATCGAATGATATAGCTATGGTCCACACTCTAAAGTGGGTGTACCAAGATAACCCAAGACTTCATGTGTTAGATAACTCCAGTGTGTTTATCCCGTATCGCATGGGTAATACGTTCGTGATGTCTCACCACTCTGATAAGTGTAAGCCTAATAGACTGGCTGATGTTATGAGTACAGATTTCGCCAAAGACTGGGGTGAATCATTCTATAGGTACATCGATATAGGTCATATACACCATAGGCAAGTATCTAAGGAGAACTCTGGCGTTACGATCGAATCGTGGAACCAGTTAGCTCCTAGTGACAAGTACGCCCATGATGGTGGTTGGAGGTCGCGCTCATGCTTAACCTGCGTACTGCGATCTAAGACGTATGGTGAGACTGGGCGACTAACCCTGACTGCCGAAGAGGTGAAAGATAGAATTATGAACCTAGAAGCAGGTACGACTGTACAAAAAAGGCGTTATGTATACACTGTATAAATTGTTATAATTAGCCTCAACCACACTCCTCCCATTGGTGGTACTTCGGCCAGATGAGTTCCCCTTGCTCTCTGGCCTTTTTTTTAGCTCGCTTTTCTGAAGTACATATTGAATAGCTTGGTGTAGTTATCCAGCTCATCGCAGACGGCATCTAGTGTGATGTTTAACTTCTGCTTCTCTTCTCTATCTGTTGTGGCTTTCATCGCTTGGATGATGTGGTTTTTGTCGCTTTCGTAGCTTGAGATTTTGTTCTGTAGGAATTTTAGATTGCTATCCATTTCCTTTCGCTCCGTGTATCAGTACTGATTGTTGGTTTGGTTTAAGCCGCCACTCTCTATACTGCTTGCAATCTGAGCATAGAAGTTGGTTTAGGCTGGTTAGTAAGACCATTCTACCACCGCATTTACGGCAGGTGTGATTCAAAAAACTCAATTGACACTCCAAAAATAAACTAAATATGTTTACAAACGTAAACGAATTATGTTTTAATTATCTTGTCATTTAAACGGAGGAACTACAAATGACTGATTTAGCAAGCCGCGTATGGTCTACGATGTCACCCATCAATGTCAATGACATGACCGAAAAGAAAGGCAATCTTACATACCTATCTTGGGCATCTGCCGTAGAGATTTTAGGTAAACATTTCCCAGATCACGACTTCGATACAACATTCGATAAGTTCGATGATGGCACTGTCATGGTCTACTCGCAACTAACCATTCGTGATGGTGAAGAGTCTTACACAAGACGTATGTGGCTCCCAGTAATGGACCACAGAAACAACGCCATCACTAACCCTGATGCTCGTAAAATCTCAGACGCTATGATGAGGGCGCTTGCTAAAAACATCAGCGTATCAACTGGATTGGGTCTCTACGTTTACCGTGGCGAAGATATCCCATCGGCTGAAGCTGAGGCTAAGAAGCATACGATCACTGAAGATCAGGCTATCACTGTCGCTGAGGCAATCATGCACTCTGGTACTGATTCGGATAAGTTCTGCAACCACTACGGGGTTAAGGACTTGCGTGATCTGACTGGTGAGCAGTTTGAGCAAGCTATGCACATGCTTAATAAAAAGATCGCTCAGAACGCGGCTACGGAGCAACAGTAATGCGCGTATATGACTTTGAACAAGGTACACCTGAGTGGCTAGAAAGCCGCTTGGGTTGCCCTAGTGGATCTGGTTTCGACAAGCTAATAACTGCTACTGGTAAACCATCTACACAGGCTGAAGGTTACATTAATCAATTGATCGCAGAGTTGCTTACAGGGGAGACAACCTATGTCAAAAAAACTGAGTGGATGGAGCGTGGCAACGAGCTGGAGCCCAGAGCACGTGACTACTATGAGCTTGCGACAGGTAACACCGTGGTTGAAACGGGTTTCTGCAAGCACGACCAACTTGAGTGCGGCATTAGCCCAGATGGAATCGTTGGGGATTACGGGCTTATCGAAATTAAGGCTCCATCGCCATCAGTCCATGTGGCATATCTCCGCTCTGGTGTACTGCCAACCAAGTACAAACAGCAAGTCCAAGGGCAAATGTGGATCACTGAACGTGACTGGTGTGATTTCCTAAGCTATCACCCGTCAATGCCAGCGTTATTGGTCCGAGTCCATAGGGATGAGGATTACATCAAACTTCTACAGGCAGAAGTCGAAAAAGCCTGTGAAACAATCCAAACACAATACCAAAAGCTAAAGGAGCTTTAATATGTCTAATTACGATAATACAAACCGTGGTGCCGCTTGGAAGAACGAAGATCGCCAGTCTGATACGCACCCACACTTCAAAGGGTCTATCAATGTCGATGGTAAGGAATACTGGCTCAACTGCTGGTACAACAAGCCAGAGGAAGGTTCTAAGAAGCCAACGTTCTCATATAGTGTAGCGCCTAAACAGCCTACATCAGCGCCAGCGCCTAAACCTGCGGCTATGGACTTTGATTCGGACGTTCCGTTCTGAGGTTAGTATGAGTCAAGTCAACTTTGGTAAATGCTTTAAAGCGGCACAGAGAAACCGTGGTATTAGCAACCGCCAAGTGATGAATGACTTTGGTGTGTTCCGTCAGCAGGTACATCGCTGGCAGAACACCCCTAGTATCACATTACACAAAGCGGAAGAGTTCGCTAATTACTTCGGATACACGTTAATCGGATTCCTTAAGTTGGGGCAAGAGGATGATACTAAAAAGGATAATTAGCTCTCAGCAGTTCCTAGATCAGACATACCGTGATTTATGCGAACTGCTAAAGCGTCATGGTCACTATCACATTGAGGTTAAAGAGGGGCAAAGATCACTCAGTCAAAATAACCTCTACTGGCAGTGGCTAACGCAGATCGGACCAGCCGTTAATGAGAAATGGGGTCTTGGTTGGGATAAGAAAGATGAAAAGGATATGGCACACGATCTAATGCGCCACCTACATCTAGGCTATCGACAGGTTCCCAAGATGGGAGCTACACAGGTTCCAGATCAACTTAAATCAACAACTGATTGTTCTGCATCTGAGATGGCTGAATATATGACTAAGGTGGACGCGTGGTGTGTTCAGTATTTAAATCTACTACTGCCACGACCTGAAGATTCAGAATATGCGAAATACAGGGAAGCCAACCAATGACATTTAAACTAGAACGAGAAAAAGACGGAACCGTTATGACTGTAGAAGAACTAATTGAACACGTTATTCAGTGGGGTGCAGACCGTGGAATCACAGAAAATTCAGATGCTAAAACGCAATATCTCAAACTGGTTGAAGAAGTTGGTGAGCTTGGAGCCGCTATCGCTCGCGGAAGGCGTGATGATCTTCTTGATGCTTGTGGTGATATCGTGGTTGTTGCACTAATGATTATGGCGATTGAGGACACATCGATGGAGGAATGTCTGGGAAAGGCTTGGATGGAAATTAAGGATCGCAAAGGATTTCTGCGCCCTGATGGAATCTACGTTAAGTCGGAGGATTTGTAATGAAGTGCCTAGAGTGTGAAAAGCATGAGATTCATTGTAAAGGTATGTGTAATGCCTGCTATACACGCTGGCAAAGAGCAGGTAGGCCGCCAGTTCGATTCGACTACAAAACACCAGTAGAGAAGTTCCGCAAAGACTGTCAGAACGGTATTGTGCTCGGCATGTTGGCTGGTAAAACCACTCACTTAAACATTGCCAGAAAATACGGCATAAGCGAGGAGACGGCTAGAAAGTACATGGTGCACTACAAGCTGATTACAACAAACGCTAGAAGCACCAAGAAAAAGGACCGAAAAGTAACCTTTTACACCCCTGCTCAGATGCTTGCACTGGCGATGCCGTGGGTTAAGAACTCAGAACGCACAACCTACTATGGCTGATTTTGTATATACATTGTGTATCTTATGTATACACATCGGATTAATATTCACTCCTACTAATATAGGTTAAAGACTATGGAACTTAATAAAGACGAACTAATCACCATTTTTGAAGCACTAGAGGCATATGGCGGTGAGCTAGAGCTGATGGATGCTGTCGCTGTCGAGATAGAAAAGCTAGAGCTAGAAGAAGTTAGCTTTGATGACGATGACGGCTGTGCAGGCGGAGCTTGTAAGTTGTAACAGTTTAGGGCGTGGTGGGATTTCAATTCAATTAGAGAGGGATCGATGCCTACCATGCCCGCCTTTATAGTTGACCGATTGGCAACTTTGCATGAAATATGAACAAAAAACTCGGCACTTTTCTGACACTTAATGAGTCGATTATGTGCAGTATTCGGCTCATTATGGCGCAATATGGCGCGAAATGTGCAGAAATAGTGTCACTATAGTTTACTTTACTTAGCTTAACGGGAGTTGGACTACCTGAATCAGCGAGTAATTAAACAGCAAAATAAGCGAGGAAGAGTGATGATTAGTTATAGAGATACGACATTCTGCATAGCCTCTTGTGCTAACAGAGAGTGTCCTCGCAAGTACACCGAAGATGTACGCAATGGAGCTGTAGAGTCTGACTTGCCAGTGTCTTTAGCTGACTTGTCTGGACCATGCTTTGCTCATGTACCTTTGAAGGAGGAAGAGTGATGACCTTTGAAGAATGGATTGCTGACAAGATAATGTCAGAAGGATACACAACTAAGACATTAGCTAAAGCCGCATACGAAGCAGGCATACAAGAAGGCATAGATCGTATGTATACACTGTACGACATCTGCCCGCAATGTAAGTTGACAAATGGTCAACACAAGATGGACTGCGGGAGAGCACGATGAATCACGACTACGATTCTGGTGGGAAGCACACCGATCAGAAGAAGTTTGAAGAGAACTTTAAACGCATATTTGGTAAACAATGGCCATGCCCTGAATGCGGCAACGACTCAGCAAAGGGTCACAAACTGGATTGTTCTAAGCACTGGAGGCAGAAGAAATGAACTTCGATTATCTATCGCCAGATGAAGAAGTAGCTATTGATGAGCTAATGGCTATGGCACATGAGGCTACCGATCCGATGGATTTAGCGGACAAAGAAGCGGACATGGTAAACCACCCAACGCATTACAAGACTGAAAGTGGGTTAGAGTGTATTGACGCTATAAGGGCCATGCTTGGGGAAGATGCATTTATTGCATACTGCAAAGGAACGGCCATGAAATACATCTGGAGAAGCGGGCATAAATGGAACGCTGATGAGGATATTAAGAAGGCAATCTGGTATCTACAGGAGATGACCGATGGGCATTAAAAGGGATAACGCTGATAAGTGGTTCAGCGATGTAGTCCGAGCTAAAGCAGGTTGGGCGTGTGAGTGTTGTGGTAAAGAATTCGGGGGTCGCAGTAGCGGCCTTCATTGCGCTCATATATACGGTCGAGCGAATAAATCTACACGATGGTCGTTAGATAATGCCGTGTCGCTGTGCTATGGATGCCACAGGACGTTCACAGAGCACCCTCTGGACTTCAAAAACTGGTTAGATGTGTACTTGGGTTCAGGACACATAGAACGCCTCACAGAGAAGCGTAGGGCCGTTCTCAAGACCAATAAGGCGTTACGGGATGAGATAGCCAGTCACTATAAGGAACAGTATGAGCTAATGGCTCAGGGTAATGATCCTGTTTCTTACAATTAGTAAACAAAAAGTGTTTACATCCTAATCCTCTTGTTGTTTAATTGACTCATAACTTAATCAAAGGGGAATAGTTATGACTTCTTACACAAAATCTGATCTACGCAAATTGTTTAAGACTGCTGAAGAGTGTTACATCGATATTGATCTCTACAAAATTAAGCGCGATGAGTTTGATTACAGCCTGCACTCAAACAGCAATTACTACAAATACACCAACCTGATCTCTCACAATGAGCAGATGCTTAATGAGGTTCTAGCTGAGATCAAAAAAGTGTTGGAGCAGGCGTAAGCCTGTTCTTGGAGGTTACTATGCTTAAAATACCAAATGACTATGATTTCGTTGCTGAAGTGTACACACAGGATCAACAGTGGCTTGATGTGTACTGCAAGATGACAACGGACTTTGATGGTTCTGCCGACTACGAGATTCTGCAAGTGGTGGGTGGCGTACATGGGTCGTATGACGTGTTCGTATCATGCCCCAGTCGATTAGATGCGTTCGCTGAATGTATGATCGATATCGAATTTAATAAATATTTGGAGTCTTTGTCGGCTTACTGATTTACTTTTGTAAGCGGATTGATTAGAGTTAAAAGACAGTGCTGGACGGAGCTACCAACTCCTCGGCTACTGGATAAGGAAAGAATTTCAGAAAGAAATCCAAGCGGCTTAACCAGCACTTGGTGTTATTGTAACTAAGTCTGATGACTTTTTACATATCCTACCTGAAAGTTTTTCAACATCTTATCCACAGCCAAGAGCCAGTTATCCACAGGTAACTAGACTATTGATCTGATCTATTATCTGCCAGCACTAGGAGTCTCGCCTCCGTTATCAAACTTGTGCGGCCTGATTGATGCACCGCCAGCGAACAAATCAATCGAGACAGTAGATACGCGAGCCGACCTTTGAGGACGGGACAAACAGCGTTATGGTGATGTTACAAGGATCGGGTCTTACCAACCTGCATATACCGCGAATTGGTTGCTGATTACTGGCAAACGTATCTCAGATCATAAACAACATAGAGGTTATAGGATCACCTATAGTCCTCTAAATGACCACTATTGTCTAAATTCTGGGAGGAATCATGGCACAACTACACGAAAGAAAAACGGACACAGATCGTGAGCAGAGAGCGATTGAGGTTTTCTGTGAGTGGTCTAAAACGACTTACCATAAACTGCCAATCCAGTACCGCGCTGATTATGTCGTCTGCCGTGGTAAGGAAGTTGTCTGCTTGGTTGAGGTTAAGGGTCGATCTGCTGAGTTTGGTAAGTATCAAGAGTGTTTTGTGGCGGCACACAAGAGAGCTGAAGTTTTACTTTTGGCTAACTCGATGGAGGTTCCCGCTTATATGCTTTACACACACCCAAATGGAATCTATTACTCTGATCTAAGGGTTAAGCCGAAACGAGCCTACATGATGCAAGATAGTAGAAATCGAGATGAGAGGGATTTTGAGCCAGTGGTGTCTTGGGATGCCAATAAAGTGTGTAGATGTCTAGTTAGTTCTAGGGAGTATTACTAATGCAACTTAGGCCGCATCAGGATTTAGCCATTGAGCTATTAAGGGAATCATTGAGGTCAGGTCATAAGCGCCCAATCTTAGCCGCACCTTGCGGGTTTGGGAAAACGATCACAGCCGCATCGATGATTAAGTCAGCTGTAGATAAGGGTAAGCGCGTAGTTTTCATCTGCGACAGGGTAAAGCTGGTACTACAGTCAATCGAAGCATTTACCAATCATGGGTTAGACGTAGGGGTTATCCAAGCCGATCACTGGATGACTGATTACTCAAAACCAGTACAGATCGCATCATGGCAATCACTGCACCGCAGGATTCAGAAGTTTGGCCTACGCGCCTTTGATTTCGATCTAGTCATTACCGATGAGGCCCATACGTTATACAAGTCTATGGCTGAGGTGATGGATAGCCTTAACGCTGTTCCGTGGATCGGGCTAACGGCAACGCCATACTCTAAGATGTTGGGTAAGTATTACGATGACTTGATCGTTCCAATCACGACAGAGCAACTAATGGAGCAAGGGTATCTATGCCATACAGATTATTACGGTGGGCATAAGGTAGCTTTATCGGGTGTTGCGTCTCGCGCAATTCCTACTGGCGGCACTGATTACGATGAGCGATCACTGAATGAGGCTATAGAGAAAGATAAGACTCTAGTCGGTGATATCGTTAAGAACTGGGTGAAACACGCTGAAGGTAGGCAGACAATCGCGTTCGCACCGTCAATCAAGCACTCAAAACATTTAGTCGATGTATTCAATTCAGCAGGTATATCGGCAGAACATATTGACGGGTACATGGACCACAAGGAGCGTGAAGATTTAATGGAGGCTCACAATAACGGTGAGTTTATGATCCTATCCTGCTCAACACTGTTATCCGTTGGTTATGATAGTCCAAAGACATCAGCCATTATTGATTGCTACCCGACTAAATCGTTAATTCGATGGATTCAAACCAGTGGCCGTATATGGCGCACAGCAGAGGGTAAGGATAATGCTGTATATTTGGATCACGCAGGGAATATTGAGCGGTTTGGCTGTTTCCCAGAGTCCATAGTTCCTGAGTCACTAGATGACGGTGAAAAGCCATTTAATGAGAAGAATCAGACCAAGGATAAGGATAAGAAAGAGGCTAAGGTTAAAGAGTGCCCACAGTGTTATAGAGAGTTTATTGGTCTGCGCTGTTCATGTGGCTATGAGATACCAATCACAGAGCAGATTGAGACAGACGATCAGGAATTGCAGAAGATCGCCAAACAGGATAATAAGCTACTTACGATGGCGCAGAAATCGGAGTGGTACGCTGGGCTACTGTTACACGCTAAGAACAAAGGCTACAAAGAAGGGTGGGCGGCTAACCAGTATCGAACCAAGTTTAGCGTATGGCCAAACAAGGTAGATAAAAGCATAAAATTAGAATCTGTACCGAAAGATGTACAGAACTGGATAACAAGTAGAAACATTGCATGGGCTAAGAGGAAAGCATGAGCATAGATAACGTATTAAATAAGTTTGAGCGCGTACGGAAAAGCGGACGTAACAAATGGCGCTTACCATGCCCTGTACACGGGGGTAAAGATTTCAATATGATTATCTCGGAGAGGTCAGATGGAAGTGTCGGAGCTTATTGTTTCGTTTGTGGTGGGTCTGCTGTTGATGTGGCTAATCACTACGGACTAGATTTGAAAGAAATATTCGCACCTGATAGCGATTACAAAGCACCAGTTATCACTAGGCAGATGCTAGAAGATGAGCAGATGGATCGCATGATTTTAGCCATGGCTGAGAATACGCCACCGCAAACGCTCGCAGATAAGAGACGGGTGAAGATGGCACAGGCTAGGTTAGAGGGGATAGAGGAAAAGCGTAGGCACATTGAGGATACTAATAAAGCAACACAAAATGTTGACAACGAAGCCATGCCATTTTAATATGCGCTAAAACAAACGGAGGAAACATCATGCAAACACTTATTGATCTAGGCTACGCACACGGTCAAACAATCGAGATCGCTATCGCTATTGCTGGCGCATCTATCGTTCTAGTTGGTCTACTTATGGCAAGGGGTGAGTAATGGATAGCACTCAGGCTTTACGCAATCTGCAAGCGATCATGGAAGATGAGATCGTTGATTATATAAATGAGCGTATAAAAGAGACAGCACAGATTCATTATCTCAATGGTGCGCTTTATTGTATTCCTGCTGATTTCATTCATGACATTGAAACAACGTTGGAGCAGATGACATACGATGTTTTATCTATGCACAACCTTCGTGGCACTGGCAAGCTGTGGGCAGAGCATATACCAGAAATGACAGCGTTTCGTGATGATATGCAGAAATGTATAGATATTTTAAATAAAGCCATTGAGGAGGCTGTCGATGATCTATAAATCAATCACACGAGACGAGATGATCTCGGACCTAATCTGCGACTCACAGTACATCTACGATATATTTGATGTGCCTGAGTTCGTGGACCTGCTTATCGAAAATGCCGCTGGTGGTCACATGGTCTGGGATCGTGACGCTGTATGGGCTATCTACTGTGAGATGCGTAAAGCCGCACATGAGGAGCGCCACTAATGAAAACAACTAAAAAAGAAGAAATGAAATGGGCTTTTGATGAGTATTGGAACTCAATACCTAAAGAGAGAAGAAAGAGTGTCGGTGTTGCCTGTATAGCTTTTGAAACAGCTTGGGATATGGCATACGACTTAGCCTATAGGCGCGGTGTAGAGCACGCCATATCAGGGGAGGCCGTAATCATAGATGGAAGTTTATATAGGAGGGGGATGGGTGACACAATATAGAATAAACTTCTGGGAAGGTGGTCAGCAATACACGACCGTCATCAGCGCCAGCAATGCAATCGCATTACGCCAGTCACTAAAACAACAATACAATCGATTTACGATGGAGGAGATATGCTAAAAGATATTTTTTACGCTATCTTGATAGCCATGTTTGTAATTGCTTTACTAGGGTTAGAGGATTACATTCTAGGCTACTAATCAAAGAGGTGTAGCATGAAGAGTACAGATAAACCCATCTACACCGATCTATCAGAAGCCGTGAAGGTTGCCAGATATAAGCGTGACCTCATGGCTTTCACTTACGCCATATACTCAACATACCCACCGATACTCACAGTTGAGCGATACAATGTTAAAGATAACCGTGAGCCTATCTATTTAGCTATTGCTAATATACCAACCTACCATAGCAACATTGAATGATGATACTATGTCGTGTATAACACACCTCAAGTTATCCACAGGTTATCATATATGATCACAAACGCGGGAAGGCCAACAAAGTACGATGCGACTATTCAGAAGAAGTCTGATGAATATGTTGCGGGTGCTCATGTTGACTTTGGTGATCCAGTTCCAACTGTTGCTGGATTAGCTTGCTACTTAGATGTTAGCAGGTCAACTATCTATGAATGGCGTAAAGGAAATGACAAGTTTTCGGACACGTTAGACAGGCTTAATACATGGCAGGAAAAAGGCTTATGGGCTAATGGCCTAACTGGTGAGTTTTCACAGCCTGTCACTAAGTTAATGCTTGCCAATCACGGCTACCATGAGAAAGCCGAAACTATCACCGAGCACAAGATAACAGGCTTTGAAGTAGTATCTGATGAGAGTTAGAGCTAAGGCTACAGTTCCTCAGGAGGCGCTGGTAAATAGCAAGGCAAGGTTTCCTGCTATGGTTGCTGGCTTCGGTGCGGGCAAGACCCATGCGCTAATACTAAGGGCGTTGAGGCTAATATTCTCAGAGGGTGGTGGTGATGTTGCTTACTACCTGCCTAACTATCCTCTAATGCGTACTATCGCTTATCCTCGCTTTCAGGATGCTCTGGATAATCTTGGTGTGCCTTATACGCTAAATAAGCAAGAGCACGTTCTAAGGGTTAATGGTAAGCAGATCATTTTTAGGACTATGGAGAATCCAGATGCCATTGTTGGTTATGAGGTTGGTGACTCTCTAGTCGATGAGCTCGATACACTACCGAGTGCAAAGGCTGAGAACGCTTGGAACAAGATCATTGCCCGTAATCGTCAAAAGAAGGCTAATGGTGATCCAAATACTGTTGCGGTTGGCACAACACCAGAAGGGTTCAGGTTCGTCTACAGTAAGTGGTCAAAGAATCGCACAG